ACCCCTTTTGGGATGGAGTTTCGCGACGGTTACATGACAAAATACGTTGAATGGACCTCTAAAACCACTGGTACAGTAAGTGATGCACTTTATCACTGCTCACAAAATGATCGTGAGTTTCACTATATCGCTGGTGCTATGGGTCACAAATACGGGCTTGATTACGCCCATACTGAGTGGTTGGAATGTTTTGAGCGTCAGCTCATGCCATTCCCCCCTCCCCCAGTGCCTTACTGGGATCCACAGCTAAACCTATCGCAAATCGGAGCCATACTGACTCTGATGACTGCGATTGCTGTGAAATAACAAATAAGGTAGGGGTTGTTCCCGGTGATTACAGAATCCTTCTGTTTCATAAAACCAATTGTGGCCTTACTTCCACAGAAAGGATTGTAGAATGCCTGCAATCACCTCCGTAGCACTACTTAATCGTGCTGCAATACCCGTACTGGTAACTTTTAATCCAGTACGCATCGAAGGAAACATATCATATTTTCGGAACCCTGGAGTAACCTCCTTGGGCGACAAAACTATGTCTGTTTCCGCTCGCGTCACAGCCGGCGGTTACCGTAAGGTAATCCAAAAGTTTGTGGTGCCGGTCGTTTCAACCGACTCATCTACTGGTGTAGACATCGTCTCGGTAGTTCGCAAAGCCCACGCTTCAGTGGAATTTACGTTCGCCCCAGACGCAACAGAAGACGAGATGAATGAGATCATTGCGTACACCGCGGCTGCTCTAGATAAGGATGAGGCCACTCTTGACCCTGTCCTTACTCAAGGCGCAGCGTTGTACTAACTTTGATCAAATTTATCAAGTCCAACGTTATCCGCATTTTGCGGAATCGTCCGGCCTATTTGGCCGCAGTGGCACTTGTTCTGGTTACCTTAGTATTTGGTAATCAGTCAGTTCAGGAAGCAAGCCTTATTCTTAGCGAATTCGGCGTCTTCACTGTTCCACTGTAACACACCCCATTCTGGGGTTTCAATTTCACTCTAAGAGGAAATCGTAGATGACACATCGAAATCGAGGCCGTCGAGGCTTCAATGATCGGTTACCAGCTGGTACAGGATTAAAGTTCCGTAAGGAGCTCCTTTCTGTTTTAGATAAAGGCACTTTTAAAGGTCAGTATTTACGAGACGAATTGTTCTCTAAATATCTAGATCCCAAAATCGTGCCGCCTTCACAGCGTCAAGCTAGTGCCATTCAAAAATGGCTTGGCTGCGAGCTAACAAATATGCAAACGAACCAACGTCTCATCATGAATGATGCAGACTTCGGTTGGTGCACTTCAGACTCATTTTTGTCTGAGGTCCGTCGACTGATTTGTAGCATACTTGGTATGGATGAAATCCGGCATTATTCACTCTTCGAGTTGAATAGTATCGGTGCTCTTAAGATAGTTCCTTTCTCAAATGGAGCTAGCACCCGTATCAAGCGCAGCGAAACTGCTGCGATATCAAAACTCGCTGGTGTAGCTCACATTACTACAGCTGCTTTCCCATACTGGGACTTCTTAACAGAAGGTTCAGCCCTAACAGGGCTAGACCTGCAGTTTGTGAATAGTAGTGTGATGTTTACTGTCGATAAAAAGTCTGATATTGACCGGGTGGCTTGTAAAGAGCCTGAGGTCAATATGTCACTACAACGTGGCGTGGGCGAATTTATTCGCGCGAAGCTACGTAAGGTTGGGATTGATCTTCGTGATCAAACCAATAACCAACGATTAGCAAGAGATGCTTATGCCCTAGGGCTGGCAACTGTTGACTTATCCGCGGCAAGTGACTCTATATCGAGTATGTTGGCATTTCACTGCCTTCCTTTCTCGTTATGGACAATATGCGAACACCTTCGGGTTAAATCAACCCTTGTTCCCGGCTCCGACGTGCCCCATTCCTTAGAGATGTTTTCATCTATGGGTAACGGGTTCACGTTCGAGCTTGAGTCTCTTTTGTTCTACGCGATAACTCGCGTAGTTGCAAGGAGATCAGGGGTTAAGGGTCGCATATCTGTTTACGGTGACGATATAATATGTCACCGTTCTATAGTGCCCAGGCTTACGCGTTTGTTCGCTTGGCTTGGTTTTCGCGTTAATTCAAAGAAGACCCACTCACGCGGGTCTTTCCGAGAATCATGCGGAAAACACTATAATGCAGGACATGATGTCACTCCTTTCTACATTCGTAGAGAAGTGCTCACGGTGTCGGATTTGATCTTACACCTTAACCATATCCTTTCTTGGGATGCTCGCTCTAACTCTGGGGAGAACTTAACATTCTTCACAACAGAGAAACTAGCTGCATTTCATCGAAGGTGGTCTACATTCGTTCCCTCCTTTCTTTGGGGGGGTTGGGATTACGACTCTAATACATCACTTGTGACAGGTCACAGTTCTCGGAAGAAAATTGTGCCTGTTAAAAAGGGTGTATCATTTGACAGTGAACCAGCAATGGTCCATTGGTTTATGATGGCCGAGCACTCCACTTCCTTATATGGTGGTGTCGACCCGATGGTGATTCAATCTGGAACCGAAAGGTCCCGGACATCACCATCATGGTTTACGCCCCCATCAATTGGGAGCTTGGAGATTGACCCTAAGCGTGAGGTTGGTAAAACCGTAAGGTATAACCGTCCTCCGAGTTGGGTCAAACAGTACACTTCAGATCCTTATATGTTATTTAAGGAACTGCAGTACGGGAGCCACGCGTAACAACGCGTGGTGAGGTAG